GAAGGCGGATTTACCAGCTACAATACCGATGTTGATATGGGATGATTATGTCAAACGTCAATACCCAAACCAACGATATTTGCCTGTTTGATCATGCGTTTCTGCAGTTCTATAACGATGTCAAAGATCCATCGTGGCCTGCTATATCTTCCTACCAGGAGTTTTTGACTTTGTCACCCAGCATAGTTGATGAATGTCGTAACCTTCATGGCCTGTGCTCGACCATGACTCAGCTGTCTAACCCACCACTCAACTTCAAAGTCTGCGTACGAGATCATGTTGTTTTTGTACCAATTCCCAAATGTGCATCTACATTTTATATCTCTCAGTTACTGAACCAGGGCTGGCACGCAGCAGATATTAGAGATATCAATCTTGACTCGGTCAAACTGATAGGCATGATAATGCACCCCATGATGCGATATCTCAAAGGTCTGACACAGATGATGGTACACAGTCACAGTGATCATGAAACACCAAAACCCAATATACCGATTGGGATGCATTTTGACGTAAACTGGACGGCGATCGAAGCAGCGTTGCAATCAGACTACTGGTTTCGCATGATAAGCAATATTGTTGTGGGTGATACTCATGTTTGTCCATATGATCATTTATTAGGCCACGTGTTGCCAATCACAGACTGGATTCCGTTAGATGCATTGGGATCCGTCGAAGCCGGTCGGTATCTATCAACATACTGTGCTAACCATGGAATACCCTTGCAATTGTCTGAACAACGTTTGCATCGGTCGAGTAGCCTGCAACTTAGTGTTTACGAACAAATCAAGCATCGATTTTCCATGGACCAAGCGCAACGTCTCCGATTCTATAAGTTTTATGGCAACGATCTGAAGTTCTACTACAAGACGTTGGAAAAATTTACCAGTCACTGGCAACGCGAGGTGTCGTTGTGTTAGCCACCTGGCACTTTCATATTGAGATATCCAGTAAGTGCACCCTGAAGTGTCCGCGGTGCGCTCGGCAGGAAGTTCCTGATACTCTTGTAAATACTGAACTGGATCTGGCATTTTTTGAACGCAACTTTGATCGAAGTTTTGTTCTGGATCACCTGGAAAAGATTACCTTCTGCGGTGATGACGGTGATCCCATCTATGCCCATGATTTGATTCCGGTCATACGATACATCAAATCAATTAAACCGGTACAGATAGTGATAGTGACCAACGGCTCCTATAAAAAAGATCATTGGTGGGTTGAACTAGGACAACTGCTGGACAGCAGAGACCAGGTACACTTCAGTATTGACGGTTGGGACCAAGACAGCAACAATCTATACAGGGTCAACAGCGACTGGCGCAGCATCATGTCTGGAATCCAATCTCTGAGGTCGGTATCCAACTGTGAACTGGTCTGGGCTGCTATCGCATTTAGATTCAATCAAGCACACCTTGACCTTATGCAGCAGATGTCCCAAGATCTAGGCATGCACACATTTCAATTGACTCGCAGTACCAAATTTGGCAGCATCTATGACACCTATGGAGCCAGCGATGAACTGGAACCAGATCGTGAGTTCGTGAGCGGCACTCATCGTTTTGAACGTACCCAGCAGGCATTACGACCAGTCACTCGTTCGGTGCCGGTGGTGAATCTACGTCTCTTGGAGAGCGTGCAGCAGAATAACGGAGTCAAACCGCTGTGCGAAATTGGTAACAAGGGTCTCTACATAGATTCCCGTGGGAGATTGTTTCCCTGCTGTTGGGTAGCAAATCGTTACTCCCACAATTCAGATTGGCAGCGCCTGGCCCAGCGGTTTGATCTCAAGCAAAGAATTCTACAACAGGTGCTGAGTGATCCTTTTTGGGACCAGGAATTTAGAACTTTTCCCTGGCAGGAATGTAGGACCAAATGTTCCGCGACTCTTGTCCGGGGAAACTATGCCACAGAGTGGTAATTATGATAAACAGTATGCATGACATGGACATACCGAGGCAACCCAGTGGAGCAGCTACCCGAAGACTGTGCAGGCTTCGTCTATATCATAACCAATCTACAATCACAGCGCAAATACATCGGCAAAAAATTGGCAAAATTTCGCAGGACCAAGCAGCGTGTAGTCAAGTTCAAAAACGGCAACCGACGCAAACGCAAGATACGCACCCAAGTGGAATCAGACTGGAGAGATTACTACGGCTCCAGTCCGGAACTGCTCAGGGACATCGAATCACTAGGCAAAGAAAACTTCTCCAGAGAAATCCTATACTTTTGTCAAAGCCGAGCCCAATGCAGCTATATCGAAGCGCGTGAACAATTCACCAGGCAAGTGTTAGAGAGCGACGACTGGTACAACGGACACATACAGGTTCGAGTACACGGTAGTCATATCCGAGGCAAACTCAGCGGTTAAGGCTAGTGCAGGCCAATTTCGTGCACTGAAGACAACGGGATCCATGTGATCACCGGGACCAAGGACTCCGCCGCAGGAGCGCTCAACCACTATCCTTCACAGGACGACGGTCGCAAGTGTGCCTGCGGCTTGGTTGTTTGAACAGAATTCTCTAGGCCAAACGAGGGGAGAAAAACCCCACGGCTATGCGCATGACAGCGTAGGTGCATAGACCCGCCGTCAGGAAAGACAGAGCTCGAGGTACCGGCTGACCGCCTCTGCAATGCTCTAACGCTGTGTGACTGTGAGGCTCAGATGATGCTCACTCTTTTAGCCCCTGTTGCGGGCTAAGTGTGACCGCTTGGTCTAGATGATACTAGCTTCGCGCTTCGCGCTAGGATCAAGTTGATGAGCGCAGCGAAATCAACAGACTCGCAGTGCGAGTCTCCACTAAATATTTCAAATGCAAATTCCTCATCAGATCCATACTTCATTGGGCGGAAAACACTTGTGTTATTGGAACAGTTCGGATTCCGAAGCCCGCTGGCAAGCCAACATGCGCGATCCGGAATGCCGGAAGCGTCTTGAAGATGCTGGTTATGGTCATCATCTGTCTATTCGCTATCGCTTCAACAAGTTTGGTTTTCGTTGCGATGAATTTGATCAAACTCCTTGTGTGGTAGCATTAGGATGCAGTTTCACTTCGGGTGTGGGTCTACGTGAAGAAGATATATGGTGCACACAACTAGCTCGGCGGTTGAATCTGAGTTTGGTAAACCTAGGAGTCGCTGGCGGCAGCATGGACACTTGCGCGAGATTACTCTATCACTGGTTGCCACAACTTGATGCTCGCCTGGTCTGCATGCTTGAACCACCTAGCGATAGATTTGAAGTCAAAGTGCCCTCCGACTATAGTCCCAGGGTATTTGCGCCTAATTTTGTAAACAGTCCCTACGAAGTTTTGCCCAAAATATGGTATAGTGATGATGCGAATTCACAGATCAATCTGTGGAAAAATCGGCTTGTTTTGGCTCAGATCTGTGACAAACACAGAGTACCATTGGTATCCACTGATCTATGTACTGGACTGATGAAGTTCAAATCAGACGGACAGATTTTCCCGCCTGCAAGGGACCTCATGCACGAAGGTGCTCGCAGTCATGTGTTCTGCGCTGATTATTTTGAGCTAATGATCAAACAACAAGGAATCACGGTCTAGTCTAGAACCAAGGTAGTCGAGTTTTGTTGGTAGTTTCAACATTGTCTTTGGCCAGCTGGCTGATCATTTCGCGCTCAGATGCACTCATCATTAGCACGGTAGCATAGTCAGCGCCGCCGCGCATGTACCAACTCAATCTCAAGCAGTTGGTCCTGATTCGATTTGCCTCCTGATCCAGCTGTTCAAGATACTTCTCGATACCCTGAGAATCCAGTCTCAGGAGGCGGTAGCGAAAAAATTTGACATGTCGAAACTGATGGCCTGTTCGTATTGATTCTGGCAGGATCCGCAGGTGATAGTCACTGGACGTGGGTCAGATTCGGTACGTAACTTGATCACATGGTCGCGTATGCGTGTGAACAGCGTTCGATCACAGTTGGCCAGAAAATCCGTGATAAAGACTTTTTGATCCACAAAGCCAGCTGGTGACCGTATGCCAGCTATGTTGCGGGCCAGAGCTTCGGCAGTGGCCGCGGTCACCCGTTTCATGATGTCGCCCATCTTCTTGAGCTTGGCATCTTCTGAGTCGGTGCTGTCCGTGATCAACTGTATGGCCTTTTGGGTCTCAAACTGCTGTGTGTTCACATAGTTTTGGTCTTCAAAAGTCATGGGCTGGAAGAAAAACTCCAACTCATCCTGCTGCACACTCTGTCCATAGTCGGGCCGTCCAACCATGTCCAACACTGTGCGCAGATCTATGCCGTAGTCTGATGATTCAGAACACTTGGGACAGGTGCTGTTTATCTCCATGTCATGACCGTAACTGGCGATGCGCATGCTTATCAAGATGCTGTTCATGTCAATGCTGGGTGTTTTCCAGGCATTCACGATGCTGGGGATGCAGCTCTGGATCACGTCTACCACAGCCTGCCCGTTGTAGAGGGCGTCTGGAGTGCGATAGGTAATTTCGTCCAGCGCAGTCATGGGCAACACTGGCAGTTCACCGTTTTGCGGCATGTTTAGTGCGCCATCGGGCCAGTATTGCCCCTGGCTGGGCAAGCGAATGTAGATCACGGGACGGCGGAACCAGTTTTGCAAAGGGTTAGCAGATTGGGTCATAGAGCACCTATAAATATACGTCTACTTATTGGTAAAATCATGGCCGATCAAAATCCTGAACTGCAACAACAGATAGACGCTGTAACCAGAGCCGCGGAAGAAATGAGCCGGCTGGGCGCCGTGTCTCAAGAAACAGCAGATCGCATGCGCATAGGAGACGAACAGTATGCTCGTGCTACCAAGGCCGTGGCCGGCGTAACCCAGGCCTTGGGCGGCCTGGGCGCAGCGGCAGGCAGTGCTACCAAGGCCTTCCTGGACGGGGCGCAAGGCATGTCTGCCATGAATGGTGCCATCGACGGACTGGGCAGTGCAGCCGGTGGTGCCAGCAAGGCCCTGTTTGCCATAGGCGGTCCCCTGGGTGTCCTGGGTGGCATAGTCATGAAAGTGGTGGAACTGTTCACTGGCCTGGCCAAAGCGGCCAATGAGCAGATGGACAAGGAGTACCGGGCCTACAAGAGCATGCAGCAGGCCGGCGCTGCCGCTTCAGATGGCATGCTGGGTGTGGCGCGAGATGCGGCCAAACTGGGCTTGGATGTGAGCAAGCTGGATGTGTTCGTAAACACCGTGGCCGAAAATGCAGGCGCCTTGTCATCGTTTGGTGGCAATCTAATTCAAGGCCGCAAGCAACTGGGTGAGATGGGCACTGCACTACGATCCAGTCGGGAAGAATTTATGCGCATGGGCATGGGACCTGAAGAAGTCACTCAGGCCATGGGAGCCTTTGTACGAATGAGTACCATCACTGGCTCTACGCAGAAAAAATCCGTAGATGAAATGGCACAAGCGGCCAAGGGCTACATCTACGAAACAGACATCCTGACCAAGCTCACAGGTGAATCGCGAAAAGAACAAGAACGCAAGATGGAAGAAGCCATGCGCGAAGAGCAGTTTGCTTCCGAAGTACGGCGTCTACAACGTGCTGGTATGACTGAACAAGCTGAAGCACTGGTAAATCTGCGTAAGGTATCAGGCGCGGCCTTTGGTGATGAAGTGGCCAAAGGACTAGGTGAATTTGCCACTGGTAACCTACAGGGAGAATTTGCACAGAAATTGGCCATGACTCTGGGACCAGACATCTACGAACTACAGCAGAAGGTAGTGAACAAACAGATGTCCGACACGGAGTTTCTCAACATAGTGAACAAACGACTCAACGAGTTTGATTCCACTATGGGTACTGCCTTAGGCAGTGTCAAGGCCTTGGACCGCAGCTTCTTGGGCACGTCTACTATGAACCTGGCTATGCAGCGCAAGGACATGGATTTCACCAAGAGTCGAGAAGAAGTTCTCAAAGAACTAGACAAACAAAAACAAGGTGATATGGATGCTGCTACCAAAAACTATGCATCCACCATGGACAAGATGATCGACGAAAACATCAAGGCCCAGGATCTGCTGAGAAAATCCTATGGTCCTGTGCAGGCAGCAACGGGTGGCCTGCTGGATGTGATCGGCAAGATCACCACGGCTCTCACTAACCTTCTCAGTTGGTTTGGTAAAAAGCCTGCGGAAACTAAACCTGTGATTCCTGCAGGCGAGGCTAAGAAGCAAGCAGAAACAGCTACGGCCAAAGCCGCTGATCTAGCGGCCAAAGCTGCCCAGCCTGGTGCCACACCCGAAGTCAAGGCCGCCGCAGATGCTGCCGCAGCTCAAGCTGCCCAAACCGGGGCCACGGCTATCGCGGCCAGAGAAAACGAGAAGCGACAAAGGGCACTGAAAAAACGCGAGGAAGCTCGTGCAGCCGCAGCAGCACCTGCACCTGCGGCAGCACCTGCACCTGCGGCAGCACCTGCACCTGCGGCAGCACCTGAACCAGCTGCTGTAACAGGTCGCGCAGCACCAAAAAAGGTTCCGGTAGTGCCAGCCGCGCCTGCGGCAGCCCCTGCGGCAGCACCAGCACCTGCACCTGCGGCAGCACAAGCTGCAGAAGCAGCACAAGAAGATTACTCAAAATTTCTTGCCTTTACCAGTCGTAGCGGTAGCCGTGCTAATTTTGAGAGTCTTGACGAAAGCATCAGACAGCGTGTGATACAGGCAGCAAAAATATATTTTGAACAAACTGGCACCAAAATGCAAATCAACAGCGCACGTCGGGACTCCGCTGATCAACAGAGATTGTATGATCAATGGATTCAAGGGGGTAAACAAGGTATGCCTGTTGCACCTCCGGGATCAAGCAGACACGAACGAGGTTTAGCGATTGACATCCAGAACACAGATCCTGTTGCCGTGGCTGCTATGAATGCACAAGGGTTGTTTCAAACGGTTCCTAAAGATCCTGTACATTTTACGATAAAAGCTCAGGATGGTGCTGTGTTGTCAGGACCAGAATCTGGGTACAAACCCAATCTTGAGATGCACGGCACAGAAGCGGTAATACCGCTCAAGAACGAGTCAGTGCCGGTCAAGATCACAGCAGACAGTACCATTGGACAGACTTTGGTCAGCCTGGAATCCATCATGCGCGATCTGTTGGCATCACAGGCTTTGAGCTTGGAAGTTCTACAAGAAATACGTCGCAGCAACGACGCCACCGCTGACGCCAGTTCCAAGATGGCTAGTGTAGCAATGAACTAACGGTAAATACCCGACCATGGCACAAGACAAACGCGGCTGGCGCAAATATTTCAAGGTAGCAGACACATCAGGTGTGATGAGCCCAATTTCGGGCAAAAACCAATTTGGACTTCCGGGCTATCCCCGCAACGATGCAGGCGGAACCGGGGGCATGCCCGCAGATTTCGTGTTTCGCAACTATGCCAGCCGCTTGCCCGAAGTGTACTCGGGTCATCCCAATCGTATTGAGCGATACAACCAATACGAAAACATGGACATGGATTCAGAGATCAATGCCTGTCTGGACATCATAGCAGAATTCAGTACCCAGCGCAACGAAGACAACGGCACGCCTTTTGAAGTGAACTACAAAGACACTCCCACCGACAACGAAGTCAACATCATACGCAAACAGCTACAGCAGTGGGTCAAGATGAATCGCCTGGACGAGCGCATCTTCAAACTGTTCCGCAACTGTATCAAGTACGGTGATCAGGTGTTTGTGCGCGATCCTGAAACCTTTGAGATGCTGTGGGTGGACATGAGCAAGGTCATGCGTATCATCGTGAACGAGTCAGAAGGCAAACGTCCTGAGCAGTACGTGATCCGAGATATCAACCCCAACTTTGAAAGCCTCTCGATCGCCCAGAAGACCACCACGGACTACATGACCAATCCTGTGACCGGTACCATCGCAGGATCCGCCAACTACACCATGCCCAATGGCGGCGTGGGTGGCGGCGTGGGCAACAGCAGATTCATGACGGCCATGAACGAGACCTGCATTGATGCCAAGCACGTGGTGCATGTGAGCTTGAACGAAGGCCTGGATGTGTTCTGGCCGTTTGGACGTTCGGTGCTGGAACAGATCTACAAGGTATTCAAGCAAAAAGAACTGCTGGAAGACTCAATCCTGATCTATCGTGTGAGCCGTGCTCCTGAACGCAGGATCTTCAAGATTGACGTGGGCAACATGCCCAGCCACCTGGCCATGCAGTTTGTGGAGCGAGTAAAAAACGAGATGCACCAGCGCCGAATCCCCACAGTGACCGGCGGCGGCGCCAACATGATGGATGCCAGTTACAATCCCCTGAGCATCAACGAAGACTACTTCTTCCCAGTGGGTGAAGGTGGTCGTGGATCGGATGTGACCACGCTGCAGGGCGGGCAAAATCTAGGCGAGATCGACGATCTCAAATACTTCAACAACAAGATGGCTCGTGGACTACGTGTGCCCAGCAGTTACTTGCCTACCGGCCCTGACGATTCTGACCGTGCTCTCACAGATGGCAAAGTGGGCACGGCCCTGATACAGGAGTACCGTTTCAATCAGTACTGCGAACGCCTGCAGGCCCACATCGCGCAGAAACTGGACGACGAGTTCAAGATGTTCCTGAAGTGGCGCGGTTTCAACATTGACAGCAGCCTGTTTGATCTGAAATTTTGCGCGCCGCAGAACTTCGCCAGCTACCGACAAACTGAACTGGACACAGCACGTATCACTGCTTTCATGCAGATGGAACAACTGCCCTACATGAGCAAGAGATTCATGATGCAGCGATATCTGGGTCTCACCGAAGATGAAATCAAAGAAAACGAACAACTCTGGGAAGAAGAGCGTGCTCAACCAGAAACTACCACATCGGGGCAGGATCTGCGCAGCATCGGTATCACACCCGGCGGTCTTGAAAGTGACATCACCATGGGTCAAGAAGTGGCTGGTATGGAACCAGTGGGTGGGGAAACTGCAGGAGAACCAGGCGCGGCAGGAGCAGGCGGTCCTGGAGGTGTGTTACCAGCCGCAGGCACACCGCCCGCACCTACACCCCCAGCCGTATAAATACAGCCATGATACTGCGTGAATTTTGGGACACCGAACCCTCAGCCTACCAAGATCTCAGCCAAGACAACAGCCAGATCACCACTAAAGATCTGCGCAAGACTCGCCTCACTCTGCGGCAACTCAACAAACTGCGTCGCATGAATGATGTGCGAGCAGTGGAATACAAAGGCAAATTGGAACAGATCCGTAGGCAATATGCACCCGCACCTGCCGCACCTGGCGCGATCTAGCCGCCAAAATACTCCTTTTTGACCCTATAAACACGGCGTTTTTGGGGTCGTTTGTAAATAACACTACACTTTACCTTACAAGGAGTAGCCCCATGAACCGATTTGAACAGTTGATCGAATACGTGATCAATGATGAAGAACAGAAAGCCCGCGAGCTGTTCCACGACATCGTAGTGGAAAAGAGCCGCCAGATCTATGAAGATCTCATGGCCGAAGAAGCCAAAGAAGAAGAGCTGGACGAAGCAGCTGAAGAACTGGATGAAGCAGCTGAAGAAGAACTGGATGAAGCTGCCGAGGAAGAAGTAGAAGAAGGCGCCATGGGCGGTGATGCTGCTGACGACCTGATCGACGAAGTCGAGATGGAAGAAGAAAGCGACATCAACATGGAAGCCCAAGACGACGACATGGAAGATGTTGAAGTTGACGCCGAGATGGACACCGAAAGCAGCGATGAGCCTGCTACCAAAGATGACATCATGAACCTGGAAGACAAGCTGGACGAACTCATGGCCGAGTTTGAACAGCTGATGGGTGGCGATGACATGAGCAACGGTGATGACATGGCCGCCGACGAAGGTGGCGATGCCATTGAAATGGACGATACCGATGAAATGATGCCCATGGCCGAAGCCGTGAGCCTCAAGGCCGCTCCCAAACCCACCACTTCGGAAGAAGGTTCGGTCAACAAGAAAAGCACTGTGGCAGCCAACTCAGGTGCCAAGGGCATGGAAGGCTCGCCAGTCAAGACCGACAGCACCGACGAAAAAGGTCGCAAGGCCCCGGACGCCAAAGACATCATCACTGATTTCCAGAACAAAGCTGGTGCAGAGATGAAAGCTCAAAAGGCCGCTCCCAAGCCCGTGACCAGCCAGGCCAGTGGCGTCAACACCCGTACACCTTTCCCCAAAGGCTAATCGGCAATGACCACCCGGTATCTCAGAGAAAATCTTACCTTTAATCAAGCTCGCATCGAAGTGATCAGCGAAGATGATGTGAGCGGTAAAGGTAAGAATCTCTATCTCAAAGGCATCTGCATCGAAGGCGACAAGCGTAACGCCAACGAACGCATCTATCCCCGCCATGAGATCATGAAGGCAGTAGAGACCATCAACGAGCAGATACGCAATGGCAATTCTGTTCTGGGCGAAGTTGATCACCCCGATGATCTCAAGATCAACCTGGATCGTGTGTGCCACTCAGTGGAAGGCATGTGGATGGATGGGCATGCCGGCTGCGGCAAGCTCAAGATCCTGCCCACTCCCATGGGCGAACTGATCAAGACTCTGCTGCAATCAGGAGTGAAACTGGGAGTCAGCAGCCGCGGCAGCGGCAACGTTGATGACCGTACAGGACATGTTAGTGACTTTGAAATCGTCACTATTGATGTGGTTGCCCAGCCCAGCGCACCCAATGCTTACCCCACTGCGGTGTATGAGGGCCTGATGAACATGCGAAATGGTCATCGGGTTTTAGAAATCGCTCGCGAAGCTGGCATGGACAACAAGGTACAGAGATATCTAGCTGGGGAAGTCAAACGCCTCATCCAGGATCTCAAAATCTAAGGAGAACCAAGCATGTTTGAGCAACTGAAACCATTGCTTGACAGCAATCTGATCACCGAGGAAACTCGCAAGGAGATCTCTGAAGCCTGGGAAGCCAAGCTG